ATTTCTTGTTGTGAAAAGCCTAAACGAGCATAAGCAATTTGTAATTCAGTAACTTGACTAGCTGTTTTAACAGTTGTTGAACCTAATCTTTTCGCATCATCTCGTAATTCTTTTGTTTCATCTGATGTTTTTTGAAGAACAGCATTTAAAGTTGCATTTGATTTCTCAAAATCTTTTATAATTTTAATACCGCTTCTAAGTGCTTGAACTGCTAAAAATGCACCACCAACTAAACCAAGTGCAGAACTTAAACTCATAGCTGCTGATCTTAGACTTCCAAATACTGTAGTTTGATTTCTAGCCGCCGCAGTAAAACTTCGTGTTCTTGCTTCTGCCACAGAAACTCGTCTTTGTAGTCTTTCGTATTCTTTTCTAGCTTTGGCAATTGCCTGTGCGTTTTGCACTTCTGCTGCTTGTAAGTTTCTTAAATTTTCACGCGCTTTATTTCTTTGAGCTAAAAGTTGCTTATATCTTCCTATAAGTCCTAATTGAATACGTGCGTTTGTTCTATTTACACGATTTAATTCATTAGTTTGTTGTCGAACTCTTTCTATTTCTCTACCCTCACGGCTTTGTGCTTCTGCAAGTCTTTGCTGCGCTCTTGTTAACTTGTCCGTTTGTGTAGTACTACTTTGCTTAGACTTTTTAAGCTTTTCAATTTCTTTTTGAAGTTTAGAAACTAATTTTTGATTTGCGGCTAATTGCTTGTTTAATTTGTCAATTTGCTTTGCAGCATTGCCAGAAAGATTATTTAATTGAGAAGGTAGTTTTATTTTTTTTGAAAGCGCAACTAACTCTTTCATTTCTACTACTGTTAATGAAATTTGCTTTTTAAGAGTTTCTATGTCTTTAATAGCTTCTTTACCTACTAAATCAATAAAAGTTGCGTCTGCCATTATTTTTTACTTAATTGTTTTTCGTAGGCTATATAAAAACCTAGCGTTATATCTTTGTTTAAAGCTACTTTCCCCGCGCTTGTTAAAGCTGCTAAAGCATCGTAGAATTTAATTTTTTTACCTTTTGTTAAGTCTTGTAAGCCTTCTTTAGCTTGTTTTAACTCTATTTCAAGACTTGGAATCGTTCTTTTTAAAACTCTTAAAATTTCATCTTGAAGATTCTTTTTTGCGTTTATTCTTAAACCAACTGTTTTTAATTCTTTTATATATTCTAACAATTGGCTATCATCAAAAGGGTTTAAATGTAATATTTGACAAAAGCTTTTATACATTGCCATTTTATAGTTAATCAGTAAAATAGAAGCTTGTTTTTTTAAAATCAATCTCATTTTCTGATCGTCTTTTTCTTGAAAATATTTATCAAAAATTAAATTCCATGCATTTACTAATTCTTCTTCTTTTGGCTTTCCTTCAATTATTAGTTTACTATAATCTTGATTGTCTAATATTTCAAAGAATATTCTTGCGGGTACTTCTAAATCATTATAATACTTTGAATTCTGTTTCTTTAGAGAAAAAACCTTGTTCCAAACCTTTTTGATAGTCTTTAATTGGAATGTATTTTTCAGTTCCATTTTCTATAATTTTACCGTATGGATTTTTTGTTGCTTCTCCTAATTCTTTAAAATATAAATCGTTCTTTTTCCTACATTCTTTACAACTCATAATCCTATTTTTTTTCTAAGTCTCATTCCTAAACTTCTTGCAAAATGTTCTGAACTATTAATAAGTGAATGTTTACTTAATCCTCTAATTTGTTGTCCGTACTTATCAGCTAACATTTTATCTTTACTATCTCTACTAACAAACTGATATTGCAACTTGTTTACTTTTTTTACATATAGTTTATTTACATAAGAACCTGTATTTATTAAGTCAACAAAACCACGCGCCAAAGGATTCTTAGATTTTTTAAAATTACTATATGAATTACTTCTATAAGTCCCTATAATTGAACCATCAGGATTTTTACCTCTTTTAAATTCTTCAATTTTTAGTTTTATCAAATTCTTGTCCGTTTGATAAATCTTTTGCATTTCCCCCTGTATTAGTTGAGGTGTTATTCTTTCTAACTTTTTTTCTAGCTGTAGAAGTGTAAGGCGTCGCATTTATAATTTTTTCAATCTCTTCGTTTTTTCTTTTACTTCCCAAATGATTAAATACAGTCATTAATTCTAAAACTTTGCGTTTTTCGTCTTTTTTCATAGCGCAAAACTTTTTGTAATAAGAATCTGAAAATGTAATGTTAAATTTATCGTGTAAATTTTTCATATATATAAATAATATTAGGGCGTATATTTCAACGCCCGTTAATTAATTTATGCAACTGTTAATGATGCTGATTTGCCCTTATAAATTTGATTCTCTACGATTGCACTATCATAAGTACCATCGTTAATAGAAACTGTGTAAGTGTCTCCTGAATCAAATGTTTCTGCAATTGTAGCAGTATATAATTCTGTTTGCGGATCAAAAACTAATGTGCTTACTGTTTTTCCTGTAATTGCTATATCGTCAGAAGCTAATACGCCAATTGAATAAGTACTATTGCATCCTGCAAAAGCTGTAAATTGAATAGTATTTTCAGTATCTACTGGCGGTGTTGGAACTTTAATTGTAACATCTATAGCACCTTTAATATCATCTAATGTAAAATCAGTAGCTTTAATTGTAGCCATATTAGCGTTATATTCGTCAGTATTTCTAAACTGAATCATAATAGGTGTAGTAAACTGATTTGTACCGTCATTATTAGTAAAAGTACCAACATCTAAATAATTAGCTCTTTGTCCTTTTACAAGTCCTGTAGTTTCGTTGTAGTTCACTCCAAATACACCGTTAGACCATATATAAATTATACTTAATTGTGATTTATTATGTGTATATGCGCTAGTGTGCCAACAAAGACCTTTTTGAAAATCAAATTGTACTTTAGCTTTTCCACTTCTTACTTTTGACTCGTTACCAGATTGTGAAGTTTGAAAAACTGTCTCCTCTGAATTATCAGTAAAATTAAATGATTCTAAAAATGGTACAAAATTACCGTTTTGTATTTGTGTTTGAATATAAGATAAATCAAATGTTTCTGTTTCTGGATCAAAACTCCAATTAATTGAAGTCTTAAAAAAACCAACTGGATTTCCTAATTCTTGAACACAGGCAGGTAGTCCCGTGCCTTTTAATTCAATAGCGCAATCTACGCCGTTTATTGTTGTTGCCATATTTTTATTTTATATGCAATTTGGTTTTATTCTATATTTAAAATTTATAAATCTAGCATCAAGTATGTCTATAGTTATACTTTCGCTTCCTTTTCTTTCTGTGCTTTTAAAATCATTACTCATGTCAGACATTTTTTTGTCTACATCAACACCATATAAAGGCTCGTCTTTAATTTCATATCGGTTTAACCTAGTTCCATCAGAACTAATAAAATCAAAATAATCATTGTATGTTAACAAATTTTCAACTTTACGCCATACAGGCTCAATTACACCGCCGTATGTGTCGTCGGCTCTTTCTTGATTAAGCATGTTAATATTAGTACTTGTAAATATAATAATACCACCTGTAGACTCTAACCATTGTCCATCCTCTCGATAGTCTTGTATAACATACCATATTAAAGGATATTTAGCAGAACCGCCTTTATTCATTAAATCAACCCATCTATTAAGTTCTGTTTGATCTCCGTAAGAATATTGTACGGTTTTATCTGAAAAAACGCCTTGATTATTTTTAACATTTGCTGTTAATCCATCAAATAACCTTCTAAAAGCTTCACCTATAATCATAAACCTAATTGATTTTTATAAATTATAGGTTCTTGGTTTATGTATAAAGATTTAGCAGCATTTTGATAGTTTGACTCATTATGTGTTAAAAATGTAATTAAATCAACGTAATTGTTGTTTTCGTTACCAAAATAATCATAAAAAGGCACTCCCTTGTAATTGTAAACAACTGCTTTATTATTATAATAATTATGATTCATGCAGTTACCTCTATACATTTTCACAAATTCATTCCAAATAGTTGTTAAATGTTGCGTATTATTAACTATTGTGGTGTTTTTTGTATTAATTACTTTATTTCCTGTACCTGTCATTGTAGAATCATTATCATACAAAAACCTATAAAAAGTATAATAAGCAAGAAGAGAAGTTTTAAACGTCCCCTCTTGACTTATCATTCCTTGCCATCTGTAATCCTCACCAGAATATCTATATGATGTGCCATTAACTAAATTTTGCCATTTAGTAGGAGCATTAGTATTAGGTATTCCATCAGTAATATTTGGGTCAGAATCAAACTCTTCGAATAATTCTAACCCTAAAGCACTTTTATACACTAGACGCGACATACCATCAATATATTGATCTCTTTCACCTTGTGCTCCGCTTCTATCCATGTCGTTTCCGCTTGCATTAGGTATATACAATTCTCTAACAAAATATGTTCCGTCTATAGTGTACATTTATTTCTCTTCTGTTTTTGTGTTTGCTATATATCGAGCTAGTTTTAGCTTATTGACAAACAAACTTGCATTGTCTCTACTAAGTTCCATTACACTTCCTTTTTTGAGGTGTAAATGAGGTTTTATTAGTTTTACTTTGTATTTACTAGCCATAGTATTAAGGTGTTGCAGTTGCTAGTGTTGCTAATGCTGTATCAATATCAGTTACTTTTAAAAATCCAGTCTTATCAACATTTCTAATTAAGAAAAGTAATCTTGCACGAGCTTTTAGTGTTTCAATGTCTTCTGTAAATTGCGAATTAACATAACCATTACTTAAAGTAATACCTGGCATTTCATAAATACGCGCGTAACGTCTATCACCCACAATCATTTGATTTGATGGAACTGCATTTTCTTCCAAAACAATCATAGAACCTACTTGTTTTCCGTCTTGAGAAACGAAAGGAGGTGTTACATAATTATTGTTAGCATCTTTTTTAAGCTTCATTCTTAAAATATCCGTGATATTCATTAAAGCAACGTCAGGCATGTATTTAGAGCCGAAAGGTTTTGTAATAGCTTCCGATACTTTTAAAATTAAATCGTAAATACTAGCGTCTTGAATCCCACTAGCTACAGGACTGTAAGCGTTAATACTAGCAAAAATACCTGTTAAGTTTTGCCCTGTTCCATCACCGTTAATGATTTGATCATTAATTTTAATTCTAACATTGGTATTTAAAAACATGTTTAACTCAGCAGCAAAAGAAGCTTCATCTTCAAAAAATTCTTCTGTAACTGGGAGTGTGTCTCCTACCTTTTTCAGCTTGATAGTTTCATATACCCATTTTGCTTCAGATTCTGGAAAAGTACCACCTTCCGCAATCATGTTAGCCGCTCTAACTGTTGTGGCTTGATCCCAATCATGATAGCCAATTGTTCCGTTATGATTTGATCCAGTAATAGGAATTCTGTTGAAAATATCGTAAGCAGTTAATTTTTGGTGTGCTAATTGCCCAATATCTGGAAGAAAGAAAGCTTGGTCATTATTGGCGATATTAGATCTTAAAACAGTAGCTTTCACCACTACTTCGTCTTTTCTTGCGCCTTTAGCGATTAAAGCTAATTTCTCGGAGTGTTCTTTTAATTCTTGTGAAAGTGTTTTTTTTGCACCATTGGACGGTGAAGAATTTTCTTTTAATTGCAAAATAGTTTGTTGCAATCCTTTAATTACTTCGTTATCACTTAGCTGCTTTAATTGTTCGTCAATAATTGAATTTACTACTTCTTTTGTCACTCCTCTGCTTCCTGCGTTTGCAATAGCTTCATCAATTTTAGTTATCATTTCAGCCTTTGCTTTTTCGACCGATGCATTAATAGAAGAATTCATAAATTCTTCATTGTGTTTCGCAATATCTTCTGTACTCAGCTCTTTTTGCGCAGCCTCAGAGATACCTTTTTTTGTTAAAAATTCTTTAAACGTCATTTTTTAATAAATTAATTGTTTGTAAAAATCGTAAAGATTTTGCATTGTGTCCTGAGACTGTTTGCGTGCGCTTTCCTGAGAAATCACATAATCTGTTACTTCTAATGTAGGTGTAACGAAATTGCTACCTAAAACAACCGCGCTACCCTCTCTATCTTTTGCTTCACCTACAACCCAAAAATACCCATATTCTTCCGCTACTTCTGGATTAGCTGCTTTAGCTTTATTTTCTTGAAAATAATTATATTCTTTTTCGTCGTCTGGATCATTATAAGCTAATGACAACCCAACGTATTGCATTCCTACGCTATGATTAGTTACATTTCCCTCTACATAATTTTTAAACATCAAAGGATTGTCATTTTGTTTAAAATTAAACTCATGTATTAATGCTTGTGTTTTAATGTCAGAATCAAATCCAAGTTGATTAAATGTATAATTTTTAGTATATGCTTTTGCTTTATAACTTAAAACATTTTCAAATACCATTTTATGTTCTTGTAATTGTATTTTTTCAGGATGAAATCTTAAATTATTATCCCATATTTTCGGTAAGTGCAAATCTAAATGACTATCTATTAAATTAGTCGTGTTAATTACTGCTATTACCTTTATATGATCTGTTGTCACTTCTATTTTTGGTTTTATAGGAGTGTACATTTTTTTATTATCCGATTCAATTATTTTGTTTTGATGCGTTTTTACATCTTTTTTCTTTAATTGAACAAATTCTTTTTTATTAGTAGATAAAAATTTCATAAAGTCGTTTTTATCTGCAAATTCTTTATCAGAATATTTTATACTAAACTTTTTCATTTTTTAACTACTTTTTTATTTTTTAAAAAATCATTTTTAGTTTTTATTGATTTTTCTAAACTTTTTACATCTATTTTTGATGTGTTAATTTTACTAATATCTTTTATTTTACTCATTGTTACTATTGTTAAAGGTTAAATCTATACCTAGTAATTTCGCAACGTCATTAGGATTTGCACCGTTTTTAACGTAAGTATCAAAAGTTCTTGAATCTGTCATTCTAACAATAGATTTATCTTTTTCAAAAACACTCATAAAAGGCAAATGATCCCATGACATTTTATACTGTTTATCATCACCCATATATTCAGCTAATCCGTTTATCATGTCATCACCTTTTGACTGTAAAGTATAGGACACGTGTAACATTCTGGCTTTTTCTTGATTTTCGTAAGTTGAAGAAGAATATAACTCTAGTACGTCTCTTGGAATATTATACATTTTACCTATTCTAAACGCTGAATCAGTGTAGGCTTCGTCTATACCTAAATTTTTAATGCTTTCTACAAATCTTTTAATGTCAATCATTTGTTTTACAGCATTAACAGATTTGCCCGAGTTCATAACATTTTCAATTGATCTTTTTTCGCTTCCTCTCATTGGAGTTCCGCTTAAATCTTTTGATGGGTCATGTTTTCCTGCAACTAAAAATTTTTGCACAAACTCTAAATTTTTATTTTTAGCGTTTAAAGATTGTTCTACGTTAGATATAATTTTTATTAAAGAGTCTAATCTTGAACAGCCTTTATACCAATTACCAACACCATTTGACAAATCAAAAAACGGCTTTATTTGCTCTAAAGTCATTTCTTTACATGTACCATCTTTGTAATGATATTTTATAGGAAGTTGTAGTATCTTTTGGTATGATTCTTTAGTTAAAATTAGTTTATCTAATTTGTCACATGTTTTTGTTGGAAATTCTAAACATGAACTATTTAACCAATATAATTGTGTAGAGTTGTTTAATATTTTATCACTAGGATAAAAATAAGAATTGCCTAACATATTCCAGAACATAAAGTCCCATAAAAACTGTCTTTGTGTTTGAAAAAAATTAGGGTTTTTTAATTTTGTAACTAAAGATGATTGTATTTCATTTCCTTGTTCATCGACTATTTTACCTAAAGAAAATAAATCGCATTGTAAAGCAAATATTTGTAATACAGCGGGATTTGAAAATGCAATTTGCATTTTTTGCAAATCTGTAGTTGATTTCAAATAATTAGATTCAGACGAATACATGGTATAAAACCAGTTCCCGCCTGAATCTCTTTCAACCTGTATAGGTTTTTTATAGAAAGGATTCCACCACGCCATTAAATCATTTTCATTAAATCCTTTACGAATATAAGCAATTTATTTTAAACTA